AGTTGTCGCCATGGTTAGGTCTCTCTCTCTTCAATCAGTTATAGAGTGTATTCTTCTACACTTCTCGAAGTTCGACAACAAAAAAGAGCAGAAATTTTTTCCTGCCCTTTCAATCACTTACACTGACTATTTAAAAAGTTTATAATCTTTTCCGTGTCTTCTGGAGTTTCGTGAATCATCTCAACAACGCATCCTTCCTCTGTGCCAAACAGTGTCTGCTTGTCACCAAACTCTTCCACGATGTTACTTACCTTTGTGCGCACTGTTTGAATGAACTTGTCTGACTGATCTGAACCACGCTCTTTATATCGACGCTGACGTTCTTCGTCCGATACTGTCAGGTGCAGGATTGTCAGGTTCTCTCCACAAGCATGAAAGAATCCTTTGTTGTTAAGTCGATCACCTTCTCCAAGAATGATCTCGTCTGGTTGCGACTCAACAAACTCTACTGCTTTTGGGGAGACTGCCATTGATAGTCGGTCTGTGCCAGAAAACGTTTCACCTTCCTCATACTTACCCAACACACGAATGTTACCAGCAACATGAGAGTCCAACAGATCAACTGGACGATCCGACACCCAGCGATACTGTTTCATAAACTCTTTCATCACAGTAGACTTCCCACATCCAGGAAGTCCAATCATGTAAATCACTTTCATTAAAAGAATGCCTCTAACGAACTCTTTACCTCTAGTGCTTCAGGATGGTATTGTTTTAGCATATCCTCTCCACCGTGGGAAGTCAAATAGTCATACCACTCTTGATCGTCCCACATGCTAGGTGAAACACCGTTCCAATATGGACGCCATAGTGGATGTTCTTCGTTCTTACGACGATCGTCCACAAACTGGCGACGCAACGACTCATACTCCCACGAACCCAACTTATCCATATCTTCACGGAAGTAGAACACAAGACTCATACGCAGGAAGTCGTCCTCGCCAGAGTCTGGTGCTTCAATAGGAGTGTTACCGTGAATAACCCGCATATTGTCAATCAGGAGCAAGTCTCCAGGACGCACGTTGATTGCTGCACGAACTTCTGGTGCCACTAGGTATCCACCTTTCCAGTTCTTGCCGTTCTCAGTGATTACTGTCAGATTACTGAAACCCTCGTTCAACGAACCAGCATCCTTGTGACATGCCATCCGAGCATTACGATCCTTACTGGTTGTGTTAACAGTAATTGTAGTGAATGTAGTATCTTCACCAATCAAGAACTTATTATCTAAACGATCCGCAAATTCTTTCTGCTTTGCGTGACGATTTGGAAGAAGACGTGCAAACTCTTTTTCCAACTTCCGAGCAAAAGGATAACACTTCTCAAACGTCTCACGATTGTGGTCTGTGAAAGCAGTTGCGCGACCATATGGGATACGTGGATAGCGACCATAGAAACCAGCAATACCAGACCAGATTGCAGTAGCATATGAAGTGTCAGAGATGAACTCTTTACGAATCTTCTTAGCATACTCTACTGCTTCATTCACAGACATCGAACGCAACCTTGCTTCACACTTAGGAAAGAACTCACGATAGTCACCAAACTCTGGTTCTACCTTAGTGCGCAACCAAACACCGCCACGGATCTCGTCCTTTGCTGTCTCGTGCTTGATGCGAATGTCTTCCAGCGGATCTGAACCATCAATAGACTGCGGTTGTCCCTGCTCAAAGTATGCAAGAACGTCCTGCTGATAACCAGTTACCCAATCACGATTGCCCTGCGACTCTTCTCTTGGACCAGCAGCAAGTCCACGGTTGTTAGATTCGACTGCCGCACCATACAATCCTTCAAACGCACCCTTCTGTTCTTCATCAGTAAATACGTTCTTGCGGAACTTAAATGCAATACGACTCTCGTCCAAGCACTCAAGACAGCACTGATCGCAGTCTTGTGCTTTAGTCATGTCACACTCAGGTGGTAGATAAAAGTCTGCGTCTGAGTCCACAAGAATATCGTATGAAGTGTCGTCCACATACTTACCAAGAACGTCCTCGCTCTTTTCCATGAAGTTGGCAATGTAGATGTCTTGTCCTTCACTACCTTTATATTTTTGCCATTGGCGTCCGCCAATTCGTACCAGTTCCATTAGAAGAATGCCTCCAATCCCATCTTAGAGTCTGTAAATGTCTTGTTGTAATCAATAATACCAGTTTGTAGATATGTTTTCATTTTATCATGATTTATGGAATTTGTCAAGTATTCATGTCGAATTGTTTCACGTCTGGCATCCCACATTGGTTGCCAGTCAATACCCCACCAACCATCTTGCTCAACCTTTTTGATTTCCTCTGCTTGTCGATCCAGATAATACCCCAAGTATCTTCCGTCTCGCTCACGAAATAATTTCTTGAACGAACACAAGCAAGTCTCCATTGCAAAATAATCTGCCTTATGAGCAATGTCAGGGAATCGCATCTTGACTTCTGACAGCATTTCTGCTGCCTCATTATTTAGAAAATCAATTTGTCGAGAATCTAGTTTCTCGTTTACCCATTCAGGTTTACCCACAGCATAACACAGACCATTGCGATGGGAGCGACTGCCAGAGTAATCATGCAACCAAAGACTATCCACGTCAAGGTGAACGCCACCACATTGTTTAAGAGTCTGGAGATAAAACCAAGAAGTGTAGCGACCAAACTTATGCCATCCATTTACTGTCTCCCATAAACTGTAGAAATTTTGAATTGGGTCGTCTGTTAAGTTTTCATGCAATGCTTCGTGTTGAGTTCTTTCACCAACCCACTCTTTATATGAAAGAAACTGAGAAGGTAAATGTCCCTTATTCCATTTAGTATCAGTTTGATACCGCAGTCGTGAGTAGTTCTCATTATTCCAGTTTTGTAAACGATCCACACCAACCAGTTCCATGTCAGGGTATTCGTTCCAAATCAAATATGCAGTTGGAAAGTGATAGGTTGTTCCATACAACCAAATCAACCAATAACGTTGCTCACGATTATACTCAAACCGATCAAAAAAGTAGTTGGTCATGTAGAGCGCAGAATCACAATCTTCAATCTCTAATGACCAACCAAACCAGTTAATAAAATCTTCTTTAGAAGAACTCACTCAGCGTAGCACCTTGTTGTTTCATAATATGGGGGCGCATCCAAGCATCACCAACGTTGTCAATGGCATTGCTGATTGCCCAGTATTTTTTACCATTGACTTTAAACCGATCTCCAGGAAAATCTTCCTTGCGTAGATTCTCAATAACTTTAGAGTCGGTTGGCATGACCACTGATGGATCTTTGATTGCTTGCTCACGCAGGGCAATTTGCTCCTCGCGTGTCTTACATAATGGTTGATCTGAACGCAACGAACCACTTGGATCAACTGCCCAAAACACCAGTCCATTACGATAGTGCCAAGTTACAGAGGAAGGGGTGCATGAAATCTTTAGGCGACGCATACCGTTGTTGTAAGCATCTTCCATAACTGCCGACCAGATTTCAGAGGCATAACCCTTCCCTTCTGCTCCTTCAACCGTTACAATCTCGTACAGATTGATATACTTAGAACGTTGACTGTATGTAGCAAACACGAATGCCTGATCGTTCAAACTAAAAGCAGGGTGTTTGTCGTAGTTCTTAAATCGATACCATAGCGAGTGTGCCGCATTGAGGAATCGAGTATTCTTGCCTTCTGGTTGTTTGGCAAGGATTGTTTCCATCTCCTCTTTACTGCAAGTCTTCAACATCTGGATAGATCCCTTCGTATGTGTCGTCTAAACTCAAGATACCACCCTTGTAGCGATAGATGGTGTACATAGTAGTCTTTTCAGTCTCACCAATAACACCCGCACGTTTTGCAATATCTCGAGTAGAAGTAAAGATAACACCTTTATCAAGTTTTGTCAAGTAAAGTGGACGTGCCTCATTGCGGAATCCAGTTAATTCTTTATCAACAGACAAAGTGCATACTGCCATGGAGGCAGGATGGAAGTCAACGAGAGGGTGTCGTCCTACAGCGAGAGAGTGTAATACGAGTTCGCTATCGTTTGCTGTCTGTGTCTTGAATATCCAATCACTCGGATCCTCTTGAGAGATAACACCGTTATGAACAATGCCATATTCTTCGTTTGCAAATGGTTGGTGATATCTCAAATCTGAAGTTGAATATCGAATGTGTCCAATTAGGTAAAGTCCACCGTCTTCGTTTATGCACTGATTGAGGTCAAATTTCTCAAGGAATGCGTCGACAGGAATTCCACTCTTATGTGTCGTTAGGCGTCCATCCGACAGGTATGTGAGACCAGTAGCATGCTTGCCACGAATCATAGACTCTCTAAAAATTTTGTGGACGAGAGCAATATCGCTGTCGTCCACTTTAGCGAGGGATATACCAATCACACCGCACATTACTTATCGTATCCCATTTCCTTACGAATCTTAGTTGCTGAGATATCGTGAATCTCGTCAGTGAATACTTCTTGTTCAATCTTG